ACTTCCGGGTCTGCCCATACACTGGCCGCCAATAACAAACCAACGGTCTTGCCCGTTTCCGTACCGCCCCATAGGTGGACAAAAAATGGGAGGCAGTTGCAAGGCTTTACTAAAACGGAGGCGAAAGAGGCAGCCAGTACGATCCGAGCAATCACGTTTCCCGGCGTCTTTCCGGAACGCACCGCCTTGACAATATCCAGCCACACGTCACGTCTCCCGTGCTCCTGGATGCTCTCAAACCGGGTCCGGTACTCCTCCTCTCCATCAAAAACTAAGTCTTCAACGTAAGGGGAAAAACCATAGTCATCGATCCATCCCAGCCGGCCAACACTGGAAACCTCTGGGATTTGTTCGTAATTAAGCTGTTCCACGTCGGCCAGATATCGAACCAACGGCTTACTCGTCTCGCTGTTGACCATAATTCCGTACTTAGAAAGGCCGATGATGGATCGGCTATCAGAAATCACGTTCCTATCTTCAATCACACTTCCCCACCGGCGGCCCAGGCTGAACGCTAGCTTAACCTTGTGGATACCTGTGTCAATGTTCACAAGACGCTGAACCGGCATGATGGGGTGATAGCAGGCCACCACCTCGAAGCCCATTTTGTCGGTGCCGTAAATGCCGGTGTCCGAGGCTGACCACCCGCCGCAGTCCAGTTCCATTTCCTGACCGGAAAAGTCCGTTTTGTTGTATCCTGGGGTGACTGTACCGCTGACGGTTTCCATGTATGCCTTGAACAGCGCGGCCAGATTGCGAATGCCAACAGTCTGTGCCTGAGCGGACATGCGGCCCAAGAGCTGTTTCATCTCAAATTTATTTTCTTTGTGTGCGTATAAATATTCAAACGGCTTGGTGGTCGTCAAATAGTCATCGCGGGTATAAGCGGGCACTTCATCCAATGCTCCTTGCCTCCCTTCTCAATAAAGTCGTCAAGCCAGTATTCGATATACGGGAGGCGCTTGACGGCCTCGACATATAATGGATGATAGTAAGCATCATCGCCTTGACGGACTGGTGGGAAAATCTCCAGAACATCCTTCCAGTAGTGCAGTTCATAGGCCATGTAGCGAAAGTTCTCGTCAGCCTGATCCTTTTTGCGCCTTTCCTCCCGCCGGGCCTCCAGGGCCGCTGAACGGGCTGCACGGTCCGGCTTACTGGAGGTAAGGCCCAGGTGAAAGTCTGCGTTGATCCGGAGCACCGCCTGACGGAAATTCAGGTCAAAGAGGCGCATTACGAAGTCAATGATGGAGCCGTGTGCTCCGCAGCCAAAGCAATGAAATCCGCTCTCTCCATCGTACAGTTTCAGACTGGCGGTGCGGTCCCCTGTGTGGAAGGGGCACTTCATAAAGCCAGAGCGGTTGACCTCAAACCCATAGTGCTCCGCCACCTGCTGGGCGGTAAGCATGCTGCGGATATCAGAGGCCATGTCCATACCCTCACCCCCGCTTCAAACGATCTCTGACCCAGTAATAGAGGGTACTGTAAAGGATTTGAGCTGTCTCAGAGGGCTTGCAGAAAGTGATTGTCAGGTTGAACCGGGCCTGCCAGGACAGGAGCGTAGCGGCGAAACTCTGCGGTTTTAGATCTGACCGATAATTATGCAAGAAGATGTCAGTCCAGGAGGCGTTCTCCACGATCAGAAAGATCTTGATGCCTCCGGCCTTTGCCCGGATCATTTCCCGCTCGAACCTCTCACGGCCTGATGTAAAGTTCCCCGCAATCTCGTCCAGGTTAGCCTTGCGCTCCACCACAACCTCGTCCTCAAAAGTAGTGTCACCCAGCATAACGGAGTAGTCTCCGGTCTCCAAAGCCCGGCTCTTGTGCTGGATGTTGTGCTTGTCTAGCCAAGAAATAATGTGCTGGTGAACCTGTTCCCGGCTGTCAGTAATAACTACCAGCTCTTTCAGCTTTTGCTTGATCTCCGCGTCTGTGTAGTGGGTCATCATTGAACCACCTCAGTTCCACGGCAGTTCGGATTCATCTTCAAGATCGGACAGTCTGGTCAGTTCTTGCCGCTCTGGCAGTTTCCCGTCCCAAGGAGGGAGCTTTTCTGCACGGTCTTTGCTGATGAAATACTGAACTTTCAGATACCCCTTATCGTCCTCTTTTAGCCGGGCAGCTCCAACAGCCCCGATCCAGGTAGGCAAGGTGAAGTCTCCATCATCGATATTAAAGGAGTCAAAAAACTCCGTCAGATTCCTATTAGTCCATTCATTCCCTTGCACGATATAATGGTTGATCGTAATGCTGCTTCCATTGGGCCGAATCCCAATCACCAGCATGGGGTTTCCGGCTTTGCTCTCTTTTTCATCTACGCTGACGATCTCAACCCGGTAATCCCCGGGCGTTAGACGGGTGCGCTCCTCACGCTGATAGCTGTCCCAGTTACTCATATCTCAAGTCCTCCTTGCACTTCTTATAATGTTTACAGATAACACAAAGCCCTTTACATGTTTTGCGGCTCTTGATGAAATGAATGATGAATTTAGGCATATCTGCTCCTCCAGTTCTGGCAGTACAGGTCCACCAGACTTGTCTTATCCATCCAACGCATAAACTGCCGGACAGTGTTTTCAATAGGGACCGTATCTTCCGGGCTGTACGCCTCCCGGTATATATAGTTCCCATCGCTGATAATGTACTCAAAGCGCTGGACCTCCGGGCAGAGGTAGAAATACATAGGGTGCTGTGGACTGTCAAGATATTTCCCCACATGGTATGTCCGGCTAAACTTGGTATCATAAATGACCCCAGCCTTCAAAAAGTCTAGGATTCCGTAACAGATAAACTCTACGCCGTCCACTACCAGCGGGCGGGATGCCTTAACTTGATACTGACCCTGGGCGATAATTTGGCAGATTTCCAGCACCGGCTTGTACCACTCCTGCTCCGGTCCGATTTCAGCCCCTTCACTAACTGCGTGGACCATGTTTTCAAAGCGTATGCCGTCCAGCATGGCCTTTGATTGGGGCTTTTTCTCCCGGCGGAGAGTGGATAAAAATTCATCCATCCCCCCGCCCTTGATTGCATATTGCCATGAGGACAACAAGCTCTGCGTCAGCAGGAACTTATTGCTTTGCCCACTCATAGGTTTTGCTCTCCTTGCTGTAAACGATCCCAAGTGCTTTCAGCCGCTCAAAAAGGGCCGCTTTTAGTTCCCGTTCGCTGGTCAATGCATGGGTCAAGCCCTTGATAGCACTCATGGCTTCGCTCACATCTTCCGGCTTTTCAATCGCCTCTATGGCGAGCCGGCCGGCCGCCATCGTCTCCTCATACTGTTCCTGCTGGGGCTGAAGAGCCGCCTTTTCAGCTGCAATATTCGCTTTGACCTGGAAGAACAAACGAGTCAAGAAGTCATTGGGCTCTCCATCCTTCAACTCTGGGACCTTGATAAGCCCCTTGATACCATAGGCTGCCTTGGCGTTATAGTTCATGGTGGGGGTGAACCCCAGATATCTCTCCCCGTTGACGATATGGAGGTAAGCACCCAGGTCGGCGGGCTGCCAGACCAATGTCTTGGCAGAGCCTTCGCATACGATGTCATAGAAGATATCGTCTCCTTGCCGATCCTTGGCGGCGTGAAAGAGGAATATAACATTGAACTTTTTACGAAGATCGGCGGAGAGACGCAGGAACTCAGTCTTTACAAAGCCATAACCCTGTTGGGAAAATCCTCCAGATTTCTTACTGGCAGAGGGTTCATTTCTCATGGCCCAGTCTTTCATCAAGTCGATGAGTGCCCCACAGGTATCGATGACTACCGTCTTGTAGTGCCCTTCAAAACTCCTGATGTCATCCAGCAACTCCTCGTAGGTCTTGACCATAGAACTGTCCTTTCGATGCTCTGGCTTGACACGGGCCATACCTTCATCAGCATCTACCAGAACCACATCCGGTGCGGATAGGGACAGCGTAGTTTTGCCGACTCCAGGCAACCCGCTGATAATCATGATGATGTTCTTGTTGGAAAAATCCATGTTTTCAGGTTTTACAATCATTACTCTTTATCCTCCTTGATTTCTACCAAGTCAAACCCCTGGATTATAATCTGAGAAACAATGTATTTTGCTGTCATTCCAGTTTCACGTTGAAGCTGTTTTACCAGCGCTTCCGCCTGTCTGTCTAGCTTGACCACACCACAGAAAGACGGCTCTGGTCGGTGGACGGTCAAAATAATTTTCTTATCCATTCCAACCTCCAGGGATTCTGTCTCCCCACTTCTCATCTTCAATGTAATCTAACAGTTCATCACACTTCGCCATCAAATAGGGATTGTCCCACGATGGATACCCCGTCCGCATGGCAGCGGTGATGTCTGGATGTTCGATGTTCTCCATTTCATCACCCCATGACCCAAAAAGCAAATGCCATACCGCCCCAGAAGGTCAAGCAGAGTATTGCTCCTACTCCGATCATCCACCGGACCTCTCGGGCCCTCTGGCGGCGCTCTTCTCGTGTTCTCATTCTTCTGTTTTCTCCTTTTTATCGCCGATGCGGATCTTTGCCATCTCAATAGCCAGCATATAGACCTTTGCATGGTCGTTATCCCCATGAGTCTTACGGACCTTCTTCGCAAACTCATCAAGATTTCCAAAGAAGCAGCCGCAAACGACTTTAATAGATCCATCCCTGCAACGAAAAAATGTTGCCGTATCGTTTCGAGATCCAATAGCCCCGATCCAAAATATAGCGCCGATTTCTGACACCTCGGCATTGCCGTACACCCTGGCGTCGCCGTACACCCTGGCGTCGCCGTACACCTCGGCGTTGCCGGACACCCAGGCGTCGCCGTACACCCTGGCGTCGCCGTACACCCAGGCGTCGCCGTACACCTCGGCATTGCCGTACACCCTGGCATTGCCGTACACCCAGGCGTCGCCGTACACCTCGGCATTGCCGTACACCCAGGCGTCGCCATTTTGGCTTAGGTTTTTCTCGCTTTCCAAAAAACCTCCTAAATCTCCAGCGGAAACACAGCCAAACGAGGAAAGCGCCTTGATGCGATATAAGATGTGTCCAAAAACGTTTTTCGTCTCAGAGGTAAGCTCATATTTCTTCATTTCTTCTTTCTCCTGTCCCATATGTCCCAAATTATCAGCGCCATTGCTACAATAATGCAGGCGTATGCGCCCACGAGCATCCAATCACGCAAGCTGTTTCCCTCCCAATGTCATCAAATAAAACCACTGCTCCTGAGTGAGACGAACCTCCTGCTCGTCCAAGATCTTTGCA